TCAATTAATTTTAGTTTATCTTCAAGTTTATCAACCAATTCAATATCATTAATATTATAGTCAATAAATGATTGATAATCTTTAGTATACCAATCACGAAAAGTTTCGTATGGATTACCAGTTTTCTTTTCTCCAAGTTCAATATAAGATATATGATCTAGTCTATATGACTCTTGGTTTGTATATGTAAACTTGCGATACAAATCAAAATAATCTAGAGCAGAAACACCTTGAATAACCCAGACTTGTTGTTCTCTACCCATTTGAAAAACATTTTTAGATTGAACACTTTTCCAAGGCGATAATCTTTTAACTTCTTCTTCACCAAGAAGTTTTGTAATTCTATTACAAAGATAAGGTATATCAAAAAATTCTGTATTCCAACCAGTAATAACATCTGGTATATTCAACTGCCAAAATTTTAAAAACTCTTTAACTAATTCTAATTCATTTGCACATCTGATATAAGTAACATCTGTTCTTGTCGTTTTATATTCCCCTATACCCCAAACCATGATCTTTTTGTTTTGATGATTTTTTATTGCAATAGATAATAATGATTCAAGTGCATCTCTAGGATTTGGAAATCCGTTTTCACAAGCGACCTCAATATCAATTGTAAAAATTAATAACTGTTCACTATTCCATTCTATATTAGGATAATTCTCATACAAAAAAGAATATTGATATTGATTATTTCCATATACTAAATGAGGTTGATCTTTATAAGATTCAATCCATTCTCTAGCCTCTTTGATTGTATCATGTTTTATAGGCGTCACAAACTTTCCCTCTAAAGTTTTTAGAGGTGTTTGTTTTAAAACTGGGCAATATAATGTAGGTGAATATTTTATTCTTCTGTTGATACGTTGGCCATTGACGACCTCACGAAGTAATAAGTTATTACCCCAAAGTAATACATTGGTATAAAAGTTCATAATTTATAATATAAATGGTTCAATACGAATTGTCAATTATTTATTTTCAAATAAGGGCATTTGTTCATTAGATTTATGAAAGTATTTGTGTAAAATTTCTAGTCTATCATTGGCAGCTGCAATAGAATCTAATTCTTTTTGCATAGAAGGTAATATATCACTATGTTCTCCAATACCTGCTGGATTATTAAGATATACTTCTACATTAGCTTTATGAATTGCAATCTCACCTTCGGCGTGAGATACTAAAGCATTTAATATTTCATCTCTAAGCGACATTTACGACCTCCCTTTTTTTACCTATGTTATATTTTGTTTCTAAATTCCAATCAGACTTATCTTTGTATGCAATAATTTTTATTTGACTCAATGGTGCAATAGGTTCTATTTTTCCTTTTACTTCTACCAGACCCCAATCTTTCAACAATTCTGCAATTCTATTTCTTCTTGCAATATCATTTTCTGATAGATTAGTTTCTTTTCCATCTAGTGCAAACAATTCTTTAAAATGCACAATGTAATATTTACCTTGTTTGTGTAAGATATGACACGATTGATAGAGTTTTTTCTCTCTTCTAGAAGCAACTCCTATTCTTGATAATGTTTCACGAACTTTCAAAAAATCATCAGGTTCTTTTAACGAAACTTCAAGCATATGGTCTCTAGACCAATTACCGTTTTCCATGTTTTCCACCTTTATCCAAAACACCCTTTATGTGTTTAATCTGTTCATCATTTAGTATATTTAGAGCCGATTTTGCTTTCTCATTACTAAAACCATAATACTCTTTAACATACTCTAGATTCTTACTTTGATTTGACCTCAACCAAGGGGCAAATCTTTTCTTAGTCTTTAGACTATTTAGTAAAAAATCATATTGTAGTTTTTTGTCTATATGATGATTACGATTCATTTCATTTACAAGCATAATTGTATCTGTAAAGGGTGATAAACATTTATTAACTATGTATGATGGATATTTCTTTTCCCATAATTCATCACCATCATCCATAAGATTATTCTTGCCAGTATTAATAGAATTAAGATAATCTTTTAATTCATAACTCATTTAAATTTTACCTGACTCATAAGTTCTGTCATACAGGCCAACATATTTATTTCTTGGTCTGCAACAAAAGAAGATTTATATTGATAATCTGCAAGGATTATAACTGCATGAGGTATCGTAGAACCATCTATTTTTTCATAAAGATTGTCATAGATATTTCTGAAGATTCTTGCAGGGTCATTGTCAAGATTATTTACAATCCATTTACGAACATTCGTAAACTCTTTGTTCTTTAAGAATGACATTAACTCATTTATATTTTCATTAGATAAGTTTGTTAATATTCCAGCATCAATCTGACCTGATACTGAATATCTTTGTAACTCATTTAAGGTTCTACGAAAATCTGGGTAGAACTTCATGATTAATTCCACGAGTGTATTTTTATCATACTTAACTTGCTCTTTATCTAGTATCTCATATATTCTTTCAAGAAATACAGATGCGAGTCTAGGACTTTCTTTATTAGAAATTGCAAAATCAATATTACTACATCTAGAATGAAGAGGTGGTATCAATCTATTCTTATAATTACAAGTAAGAATAAATCCACAGTTCTTATGAAACTCTTCCATAAATCCACGAAGAGCAGGCTGTGTAGATTGAGGATTTAGATAATCTGCCTCATCTAAAATAATATATTTCCTACCACCTTCTAATGATACTGTAGATGCAAAGTTTTTAATTTTAGTTCGTAGAATATCTATACCAGATTCCTCTGAACCATTAATTAACATCCAAGTAGAACCAATCTGTTCAACCATTGCCTTTGCAACAGTTGTCTTACCAGTTCCAGCTGTACCAGATAATATTAAATTTGGAATATGTTTGTCTTTTACAAACTCTGAAAAAGTTTGTTTAAGTTCTGCTGGGAGAATACAATCTTCTATTGTAGAAGGTCTATACTTCTCCACCCAAAGAAATGTTTCCATAATTTAACCCTCATAAGTTGATTCGGGTTCAAGTGCAATCCAATATTCAATCTTCCTATCGTTACTTACAAAGTGAGAAATATTTTTAGAAGATATTGTTACTTTATAATCACCATCTAATAATTTTAAATTTTCAACTTTAAAATAAAAATTAAACTTTCCATTACCTTCAGTTTTAATATCTAAAGAATAATTATTTGCAGTATCATTCTTTTTATCTTTTACTGTAAAAAACGTACCTGTTTCATTTCTTTCCAAAACTAAATCTGGTGCAGATATAACACTTGCAGCTCTTTTAAGTTTATTAAGATTGTCATTTGTTAACGTAAACACAACTTCCTCAGAAGGCATACTTATAGTTTTAGTTGGTGTCGTAACAATAGATGGGTCTGAATAAAAATACTTTAATGAACTACCTTTTGTTTCAGAATCATTTATCGTTACAAATTGTTCATCAAATTCTAGATTTGGGTTTGAGAATAAAGATATAGAAGATAAAAATTCATTCAGGTCATATATTGCAACCTGACTTGGAAATGCATCTTCTATATTTGCTTTTGCTACAATGTTTTTCATTGCAGACATTGTACTAATAACTTTACCTTCTTTAATCATTAAATTTTGATTAATTGTGGAAAAGTTTTTTAAGACATTTAAAGTTTGTTCACTTAATTTCATAATATACTCCTATTCACTTTGAATTTCATTAACTAAGTCTACTAATTTTTGTTCTTGTCGAACATCATGATCATGTAATAATATAATAGCATAATGTAATATCTTCAAGATATCATCTCTATTGTGGCCATTTTTCTTTCCATATCTTTGAGCATACTTTAATATGTTTCCAATACAGAAACCCTCACCATGCCCACAATCTAAAACGAATTCCGTTGTTTGGAACTTCTGTTTAGAATAATGGGCGCCGTAAGTTTTGTCAACATAAGATTTTAATTCTTGAAGATTTTTATCTTCACTAAATCTATACATTATTTAATTTTTTTTTGTTGTACTTTTTGAACTTGACCATCAGAAGCTTTTTGTGATTCTGCTATTTCAGCCGCTTCTTTTTTCTTGATAACATAATGAGAGCCTCTGTTTCTTTCAAGAAATTCTGTAGGATTATCCATTGAGTTAATTAAATCTCTACTCCAACAATTAATATTACAAGACATTGTTCTTCTTTCACCATCGCCATAGAAAGGCATTACAGAGTGTTTTAACCAAGCTGGGAACATTATCATTGTGCCTACTTCTGGTTTGACATACTCTTCTGTGGCGTGTCTTAATATATTAATATCTGCTCGAGTGTTAGTACCCCATTGAAAATATGTGAATCCATCAACTTTGCCCCTTGCATCTTTTAATGCATCAGCACCTAGTTCTCCATCCATATCTTCAATACATTTTGGAACTTTTAAATAGATTATACATGAAAGACCCATAGGTGTTCTACAACCATGGTCGTGTAATGGATTGTAATCACCTGCATAACTATGAACTGTCCAGCCTTGAAAGGTATCTACCAAGACATTATCTTTTATATTATATCCATTTGCTAAAAATGAAGTGGCGATTTTATCAACTACAGTTTTAAATTGTTTTCCTACATCTGTTGTAAATAATGGAAAATCTAATTGAGCAGAGTTTTTATCACGATTAATTTGACCAACTAATCCACCAGAATAACTATTTTTTACTGTAGCATTTCCAGCCACTTTCCCAAAATTTTCATCATTTGGAATTACATCTGAGTCAATAAAATTATTAACTTCTTCTATTACATTTATTGGTAGTTCACATTTTAGAATATTAACAGCAGGTTGAGTTCTTACTGCCATTTTTAATCCATGATTACTATAATTTTCTTCACCTGATACATTACCCTCTTCATATTTAGGTTCTGCATTTTTAGTATTTGCATTTACGTCATCACTAGGTGTGGCAATTCCACCATCTTTAAATTGACCTGGTGCTAAGTCAAAAGTTTTTAATCCCATATTCACTTCTCCATATCATAGGTTTAAATTAATAAAAGGGGTTATTACGCCCCTTTTATAAAAAGGTTGTTTTAGCTATACTCTGGGCGTGAGTTTGGGTCGTCAAAGATAGCCATTAACTTTGCATAATCTTCTGAAGATTCCCAAGTACCTTCTGTGGCTGTTGATTCCCACATAGCTTTATGTTGGTCATGTTTTATCTGTTGATTTTCAGAAAATGAACGACCACTTGATTTTGATTTTGCCATTAGTTTCTCCTTATTTGATATCAATTAAACGAGGTTTCTTTTCCTCTGGCACTATTCTCTCCAAGTCTACGGATAATAATCCATCTTGAAGTTTAGCATTATTTATATTTATATCATCTGCAAGGGTAAACTTGCGAGTGAACTTCCTATAAGAAATGCCCCTATGAAGAGTGTTGTTATCCTCTTCATTTTCTTTTGTAGACCGAATTGTAAGAACTCCATCAGCCACCTCTACTTCAATATCTTTTTTATTGAAACCTGCAAGAGCCATTTCAATAACATATTTGAAATCTCCGTCTTTACGAATGTTATAAGGTGGAAAACTATTAGAAGTTGTTTGGTGAACATAATAATCATTCAATCTATCAAAAACTTTATCGAACCCTACGGCGTAAGGTGTTAGTTGGTTTACATCATTAAATATATTTTTAAATTTTAATCTAGTCATTTTTTTCTCCTTTTTAAAAGCAAGATTTAAATTTAACGGCCCATAATTGGCACCGTTAATATTAATATAGGGATTGAAAATTTTATTTCAACCCCTATTATTTATAATTTTTATTCTTCTAAGGTTATATCATCCTCAGTTTTTTCTTCTAGATCAACTCCAGCATCAACCTTTGTGTAAAGATTAGTGAATGATTCTTTAGTTTCATCATCAAATCTGTTTACACATAACTCAATTGCTTTCATTTTATCTTTGAAGATAGAAAATGCTTTGACTATGTGGTCTAATCTTCTAGTTGAGATTATCTCATCTATTCCACCATCATAGAAAGTTTTTCTAATAACTTCAGCCCAAGTGACTAAGTTAGATGCAAAGTTTTGATCAAGTGCATTATACTTTTTCATTGAACCAAGAACAATCTTTTCTTCAACTGCTTTAGAAGCATAAGGTTGTTCAATAGTGATTGCAAATCTCTCAAGAAATGCTTCATTCAAAATATTAGTTCCAATAAATCTACCATCTTCAGAACCTTTACCTTTAGTATTC